CATACCACTCCTAGCAGACATTAAATTATCACCTATACTGTCCCAGATAATACCAGATAAATAACTGGCAGGTTTAAACATATCATTTTCAAATGGGTGCTGTTCACCTTTGTCTTTTCTTTTAGTCAAATCTTCTACAACAAAATCTGTGCAAGAAAATCTAGTAGAACCATAACAGATAGTCATAATACTTCTTTTAGTAGTAGTACGTTTAACTCCATAGTTTAACCATGCTTGTGCATAAGGTTTACCTTCAGCTACATCTAATTTAAGTTTTGCGTTAACTGTATTTGCTACTAATTGGTAGATGTCTTGCGGTGTTTCTGTTGGCAATAAATTTACCATCTCTCCTGCTTTTTTATCTTTAAGCATTAAAGAATAAATTTGAAGACCATTACATGAACCATCAACATTGACAGGTATGTATGAAATAAAACCTTCTCCTTCTTTAAGGTATCTAGCCCACTCATCACAAAATGCTAAAAATTGAAAAGCATTCCCTGCGTTTTCCCATTGTCTATTAGTCAAAGGGTCTTCCGCACAAGCTACAATCATAGCTTCATTGTCTTTAGTCCACTGCTCTCTTTGTTCAAATGTTATTTTATCTTCTCCATACATGTTTGCACCATGTACTGCTAACCAAAAGACACCTCTGTTCTCCACAGTGATAGGCTTACCTTTGGCAAAATTCAGTAGTGCTTTAGAAGCACCAATAGATTGATAGTTAAGAAACGCAGGAACACAATAGGCTCTTCCTCTAAAGTCTAATTGTATTGGGAAATATAAAGTAGCAAAATCTTTAAACTTATCTGCTAACCAAATAATTTTAGCAAACAATAACCTTTTAGAAAACATACGGTTATTCTCTGTGTGAATTATTACAGCTTCTTTTTTCCACGCCTTCCTGCTTACTTCGTTTGTATCAATATCGTGTGGCTTGTTAGGTATCTCTTTGTTGCTAGTTGAGGGCATTTCTCCTAGTGCCATGCCTTTGTCCCAAGCCTGTTTAATTACACCTAAAATAAAATGATTAATCTTGTAAGATGTAGATTGCATAGCATTAACAGCATTATAAACCTTCGGCATTTCAAAGTTTTCTAACTCTTTTTGAAACAGTTTCTTGCCTAAACCATGTTGTTTAACAAGGTCTAGTTCAGGGAGGTTATCTGTCCAATAACCGCCTCCTCGTGTGCTTTCCCATGATTTAGGAGGCATTACAGTGACCATATACTCAGGGTTGAGTAGTTCATTAAAGGTATTTCTCTCTTTAATCCAATCTCTAGTTTTTTGGGTCTGTTTAATGACTTTGGTTTTCTTATGCTTAACAGTCTCAGTTTTAATCTCTATCATTCCTGTGGCATATATCATTAGTTCAATCAAACGTAGTCCAACGTGTAATTTCTCTGTTGTACTCCATTCTTCCCATCTCATTACTTCGTCTCTTTTGGCAGTCTCTTTTAGCTTCCTTCGTTTGTAAGTATAATTCCAACTTCTTCTATCTAAGTCCTGACGCACTGTTTGGTATAACTCTGGGTTTAACAACTTAAAGTTTTTTAGTGCTATTTCAGTTTCTACTTTACCACCTAAAGTTATGCAGGTAGCAGTGAGAGGTCTATTTTGGGTAATTGTATTTATGATGGATTTTGCGGTAATGAGAGCCAGAATTTCAGGTTCAACTTCGCATATTTTGATGAAGGCAAGAGGTGGTTTTTTAACAATGTTTTTTGATGTAGTCTCAATCCACTCCGCTATCTCTATAGCTAGAGGTCTAATAGTATTTGCAACCATTACCTTTCCGTAAGAGGTAACGCTTTCTTCTTCTCTAGTGATGTGTGATTGTAGCCTTGTGTTCGTCCTGTGAACGCCTGAGAGAGCCATGTCTTTCTCATTGGCTAGTTGGTCTTTGAATGTAGGTAATACTTCTATTAGCTTCTGCATGTTATAACTCCTATGTTTATGTGTGTTATGTTTTGGGTATCTATAAGGGGAACTTTTATGTATTCACCAAAGGATTGGTGTACAATTTAGGTTTAGTCCTTTGCACTATATTTTTAATAGTGCTAAAGAATAGTGGCTTATTTACTTACTTAATGAATGATTAACGGACTGCAAATCCTTTGTGCATGAGGATTGCAAATCCTATTGCATCAATCCGCAGTAGAATACGTCTATTCTACTATCATTACTAGGTAACATTTAACAACTATCCTTTAACATCTATCAATCCTTTAACGGTTACGCATTTTTGTTAATCGCATTCAGGACATTTACTGCACCCATAAGGTTATTCGGTATCAAATGGGCATATCGTTTTATCATCTTCCATGACTTGTGACCAAGCATTGCACCAATCATGTGAAGTTCTACTTGACCTGATTGAGCCATACGAGTTGCACAAGTATGTCGTAAGCAGTGAATGACAAATTCTTTGTCTTCTTCAAGGTTCATTGCTTTTCTTAGTCTTCTCCAAGTATTCTCACACGTCCAATATTTTAGATGTGAAAACACAAGGTCGTTTCTTTCCGCAGTAAGCAATAGTCTATCAACTATAGCTTTGGCTCTGTTTGTTAGTGGTATTCCTCTAGCTTCACCATTTTTAGTGACACTAGATGGCAGGTTAATAACAGTGTGTCCATTATTATCATGCACCATCAACTTCTTAATAGATAGAGCCTCGCCTAAACGCATTCCAGAATCGATTAAGAATAAAAAGAACTCTAAATAACTGACCATATTCCACTCGGTCAATATTCTAATTATTTCTTTTTCTTCCATTGGTTCTAGGTAACGTTCACGACCATTGTCTTCGCTTTGCCATTCAATATAAGGCATTCTATCAAGGTGATAGATTGACTGTCTTTTGTTGGCATAACGTAACATCTTAGAGATTGCAGACATGTAACGATTAACAGTAGCAGGAGCAAACCCTCTATCTTCAAGAGTGTCTACAATTTGTGCTATGTGTGTATCGTTGACTTCAGTTACAAGCATACCTTTGCCAAGCATTTCTATTACTTTTTCGCCTCGCTTTGATTGCAACTTTTCCCAACCTTTAAGTGTTAACTTGCGGTGTATCTCCGTTAGCAACTTGTGATTTCTTGGTTGCATACATACCGCCTTCCATTGTTATTTGACCATATCAGTAAGAGAATTATATACTCTTCTGCCTTTTGCTGAAATACGCACAAGTTTTCTTCTACGTTCTTCAGGGTCTTCAAAAGATTGTAAAAGACCTATACCAATACCGTCTCGTGTTCTGTCACCTAATTTGTAACAGTTACGAGATACGGTTGATTGGGCTAAGTCCAATTTGTCAGCTATTGTCTGCATGGCGATACCGTCTGCTCCGCCATACTCACCAACATAAAAGAAAACCGCTATTGTTTGGCTTTCCATATGTGGGTCGAATTTACGCATTTCCTCTATTATTTTTAATAGGTTCAATCCGCTCATGTTGTACGCTCCTTAGTTTCCTTATTAGTGTCTCTTTTTAAAGTGAAGCCACTCACACTTATACATTAACCACTTAATACTGAATACTTAATTTTTTTGTTATCCGCCTAAGTATAGTTAATCTATAACACATACAACCTATATTTTCCAAAATCTACTATAGTTTCGTGTGTGTCTTTCGTTACTCTAAAATCACTCCGTCTATTATATTTTTCAATATAAAGTTTAAAGAGAATAAAGTTTATAAGCATATTCGTCCTTTTGTTAAGTTATATTGGGAGCGTTTTGTTTATTGTGAATGTAACAACCGCTATCATTCAAAACACCGCTTCGTATCAATCGTAGCTTTTTAGTAGCTAATTGAGTGCTATCTATGTGCATTTTTAACCTTTCTTTTTGCAGTAATTATTATCGTATAAAATAATAGGCTATCCTGTCGCACATCTTATGTGCAAGAGGAATAATCAAGTTATACAGTGCAAAATACACCGTCTAGTCATTAGACAGTGTTTCGGCTATTAAAGCCTCGTCAGTTTTGCTTTTTATAATTCCATTTAGTTTTCCTTTCTTTGGTTTTTTAGATTTCTTACCGAAGATACCTTCC